AAGTAGGAGCTAATCCAACCGCAGACCCATCAAAAATCAAAGTAAGATAACAGTTGACAAAGCTGTTATCTCATTATATAATCTAACATTATTATAAACTTTTGAGGAGATTGAAATACTATGAAACTAAGTAATCGTACGGTCGAAATTCTAAAGAACTATTCCGATATCAATATGTCTCTTTACATTGAGCCCGGAAATATTCTTAGAACCGTCAGCCCGTCTAAGACCATTCTAGCTTCAGCTACAGTCGAAGAAGAATTTGATAATGGTTTTGGAATTTATGACCTAAAAGAATTCCTAGGCGCGCTATCTCTTATTGAAAATCCAGAGGTAAGTCTAGGAGATCGTTCACTGACTATCTCCAGTGCTTCTTCAAGTCTTCAGTATCAATATGCCGCTAAGGAGTTGATTGTTACACCTCCGGCGAAGGACCTTCCTATTCCTGATAGTAATGTAAGTTTTGCTCTTCGGAGAGAAGCATTGAAGAAGGTAATGAATGCCGCAAGGACACTCTCTCTGCCTAATGTGGTGGTCAAGGCTGGTGATGGTAAGATTTCATTACAAGCTTCGGATGTGAAGAATACACTTGGCAATGTCTATAATGAGATTGTAAGTGAAGAGTATGACGGACCAGAAATGGAAAGCATCTTTAGTGTTGACAATATGCGTTTGATGATGCTAAACTACAAAGTTACCATTGGTGATCGATATGGTTCTTTTGTATCCGAAGAGAGTAGTGTAAATTACTTTATTGCAACCGAAGCTAGTAAGTGAGAAAATGATTACAGTAGATAATGAAAAGTTGTGGTGTGAAAAATATCGCCCACAAAGAATCAGTGATTGTATTCTTCCTCAAAGACTAAAGGATTCCTTTCAGGGTTATGTAGATTCGGGGCACATCCCCAATCTACTCCTGACAGGAGGTCCTGGTATGGGAAAGACCACTGTAGCACGCGCAATGCTTGAAGAGTTAGACGTTGATTATATTATGATCAATGCATCCATGTATGGTAATATTGATACTCTTCGTACAGAAATTCAAAGATTTGCCAGTGCAATGTCTATGACAGGAGGGCAAAAGTATGTTCTTCTTGATGAAGCTGATTACCTAAATCCTAACTCCACCCAGCCAGCCCTTAGAAATTTCATGGAAGAATATTCATCCGCTTGTGGATTTATTCTTACAGGAAACCTGAAGAATCGAATTATTCCAGCACTTCAATCGAGAACTGCTAATATCGATTTTCGAATTAGCAAGAAAGAACTTCCTACGATTGCTAAAGAATTCTTCAAGCGATCCACAGAAATTCTAAAGAATGAGGGTATTCAGTATGATAAGCAAGTTCTTCTAGAACTTATCAAAAAGTATCATCCTGATTGGAGAAAGACTATCAATGAACTTCAACGATATAGTGTATCTGGCACTATTGATGTTGGAATCCTTTCTGACCTTACTGACGATTCCTTCAAGTCTTTGGTAAAATATCTTTCTGAAAAGAATTTCACTGAAGTTAGAAAGTGGGTCGCTGAGAATAGTGATATTGACACGGAAACTCTATATCGTAAACTATATGATCATTCGGTAGCAAAGTTGAGCCCAAGTGACGTTGCACAGGTCGTTGTCATTCTTGGCGAATATCAGTATAAAGCTGCTTTTGTCGCTAATTCTGAAATCAACAATGTGGCTTGTCTTGTCGAAATCATGGGAAGTGTAAGTTTCAAATGACACCATTCGATTATCTAAAAGAGATAAATGAAGGTAAGAAAGACCTTATTCGAGATTCAGATAATCCTGAATTAGCAGAAAAAGAATATAATGCTTATATTATCAATAAAGGACTTTCTTTATTCGCAGATACCATCATGTTAGCTAATGAAATGAATAGACTTCATTGGCTTCCAGCAATTATGCAAAATGATTTTTATCTAAATATTATCAGGAAAAGAAAGAGGTTTTCCAAATGGCATAAGCCAAAGGAAGATTATAAACTTCAACTTATCTCCGAATATTATGACTATACTATGGAGAAAGCTAGAGAAGTGGTCGATCTTTTTTCAGATGAAGATATTGTAGAAATCGAGACTCGAATGGTCAAAGGCGGTCTCAATAAAAAGAAAAAGGATATTCAAAAATGATTGATGAAAATGAAATTATGAAAAAAATGGTTTGGGTACATCTAAAGAATCCAGACGATTTTCTGAAGATTCGTGAAACACTAACCCGAATTGGTGTAGCTTCAAAGAAAGATAAGAAACTTTATCAGTCTTGCCATATTCTTCATAAGAAGGGGCAATATGCGATTGTTCACTTCAAAGAACTTTTTGCTCTCGATGGTAAACCTTCAGATTTTTATGAGAATGAGCAAGATATCGCCAGACGCAATACAATCGCAAATCTATTAGAACAGTGGGACCTTCTAACGATTGTAGATAGCTCTCAGACAGAAACTCCTATATCAAATATGAATCAAATCAAAATTATTCCATTCAAGGAAAAGAATGAATGGGAGCTGGTCCCAAAATACAATATAGGTTCTGCAAAAATCGCTTGACAAAAAACTCCTATATGCTAATGTGTCTATAGTGAGTTGTGAAAAGGCGAAAGGGAATTATCATGGCAAAATCCGTAGAAGAAGCCACTAAGATTGCTGCTCGTTGTAAGGAACTAGGTTGGACTTTTGCCGTCCGTGGCGATGTTCTCACCATTTACAAGACCATTCGACGTGACAACAAAGACGATCTTGTTCGTGCGGACATGGAATACTATAGCATTCTTAGTCTGCTAAAACGTTCTCGTCCTGGTAGTGATTGGGGAACCGATTGTGGTGGCGTAGGTGCGCTGTCTGCACTCTCTTCGGGTCTGTTCACCATGAATCGTAGCGGTGGAAATAAAAATACTTTGAAGGCTCTTGCAAAAATCGCTTGACAAAAAAGTTTTCTATGAAAGGCGAAAAACATGGCACGAAAAAAGAATCGCACGGCTGTAAAATATGATATGGGTCCGGAACCGTCAAAGATTGAAACGATTTCGGACCTTCTTCGCGCATATCAGTGGTATAACTACGAATACACTGTAAAGCAAGGAAGAAAGTTCGTTACAGATTATGTAAAAACTTCTGGAACTCCTGGTGCGAAACATGAAGCTTCTAGACTCAATTCACTAAAAGATTCGGATTTCACAACCACCATTTGCTGGCAAGCGCGAATGGCGAAGAACGGCATTTTGCCAGAATCTTCTCTAGAGAACTTCAAGAATTCTCTCGTTGATCTACTAAATCGCGCTAGGCTTTCAAAGGTCAAGCCGAAGAAGGTTGTGAGTGTCAATAAGCCTACCGTTCAGGATAGGATTCGGGAACAGGTATCTTCTTGGATTGCGGATATCGAAGATGAGATTGATGCTCTAGGCACAACTGTAAAGACTACTTTCAATCCTTATGAATTTCTTCAAACGGTGGATGCGAAGCCTGTCCATGTAAACTATATGCTAGAATATTATCGCCCACAACGCGATGAAGTCGTGGAAGCACTGGCAGGTAAAGATGCACAATTGAATGAAGCTTACCGTTATCTTTCTAAGGCTGCATTGAAACGGCTTGCTAATTTCTTTGAAACTTTGATTGCAGACATGGAACGAGTTATAAATAACAAGAAAGTAACTCGCAAGCCTCGAAAAGCTAAGGTAAAAACCAGTGATCAGCTAACAAAGTCGGTCAAATATTTGCCCGAGTCTAATGAATATAAAATTGTTTCTGTAAATCCTGAGAAGTTGATTGGGGCAAATCAGGTCTGGCTTTTCAATACTAAATATCGAGCGTTGTCTGTTTATAATGCACTTGATGGTGGTCTTACAGTGAAGGGAACGACACTACAGAATTTCAATATTCAGACTAGTGTGGTCAAGCGTGTAAGAAAGCCAGAAGAGGCACTACAAGCGGTTCAGAAGTCTGGAAAGGTAGCTTTGAGGAAGTTGATGGATACGTTCAAAACTAAAGCGTCCGAAGGTACAGGGCGAATCAATAAAGATACAATCATTGTAAGGGTCGTATGACAGGAGAAATTATAGAATTCCCTAAAAAGAAAAAGCGTTCATTACCTCAAACCGAGGAAGAGGCTAGATCGGCTATAGCGGAATATCGTATAAAGCTAATCAATGATATGGTAAATTCTAGATTTTCTCAAACGATGCGAGATTATTCAGAATTTGGGTTTCCAGTTGATTCCAAGGAGTTTGTAAAAAATGTAGTGATTAGTAATGAAATTTTGAAGGCGGTACTCTATCGATCCGCTAACATTCATCATCCGATGTATGAGGATGTACTAGAATTTCGAAAAAAGTACGAAACAGGGTTGACAGCCTTGAGCGATATTGATAAACTATTTGAAGATGAAAACGAGGAGTAAATTATGTCTAATCTAAAAGGTCCTGCTGGATATATGCTTTCACAGGTTCTCAATAAGCGTACTAAAGCTGATAATCTTCAGATTGCGAAGCGTGAATATGACGAAAAGTGGCTGCTTTGGCAGTATAACTTTGAAGTCCATGAAGACGATTCTTTTAGCGAATTCTGGCACATTGTTGGAGTTTACAATACCGAAGCGGGAGCACTTCTAGCTTATCAGGAAAAGTGATATGATCATTGTTGATTTTAGCCAGATTGCTCTCGCTAGTATTTTGGTAAATCCTAAATATCATTATGACATTGATAATGTGCGATATATTATTCTCAATAGTATTCGCAATATCAATTCAAAGTTTCGTAATGATTATGGTGAAATGGTTCTTGCCATCGATAGTGGTAATTCATGGCGAAAAGAAGTATATCCATACTATAAAGCAAACCGAAAGAAAAGTCGGGAAGTATCTTCACTAGATTGGAATGCAATGTTCAATATCTTGCATACAATCCGAGAAGAGATTGCAGAAAACTTTCCATATAAAGTAATCACTTCTCCGCGTGCTGAAGCGGACGATATCATTGCCACTCTTGTAAAAACATTTTCTGGTGATGATAAAATTCTCATTGTATCTGGCGATAAAGATTTTCAGCAACTTCAAAAGTATCCTAATGTAGAACAGTGGGATCATCAAAATAAGAAAATGATCAAGTGTGATATGCCAGGCGCATTTCTTATCGAACACATCATTCGTGGTGACACCTCTGATGGTGTTCCTAATATTCTTTCAAATGATGATGTTTTTGTTGTTTCTGGTTCCAGACAATCTCGAATGACTTCTGGCAAATTTCAGAAGTTCTTTGAGGATGCTATGCGTGGGAAAATGCCAGAAGATGAAACGATCCATCGAAACTATATAAGAAACAATATGACTATCAATCTGGATAATGTTCCAGAACATATGACAGCCGATATTTTGGAAACTTTCAATAATTATGCAGTTCCAGAAAAATCTAAGATGCTGCCATATTTCATCAAAAATAAATTGTCAAAACTTATGACAAATCTAAACGATTTCTAAGGAGTAAAAAATGAATGAAGGTTTAGGAGACATTCTTATTGCATGTTCAAAAAAGAATGCACAGAAAGATAAGATTGCATATCTTCAAGAAAAGCAAAAGAAGTATCCACACATTCTGGCATTTCTAAAGTATATGTTTAAAGATAGCATTCAATTTGATCTACCCGCAGGCCCTGTAGAAGATACAAACGGTAAGCTTCTTTATACACCTGCAAAAAAGGAAATGGATTTACAAAACGTTCTTTATAGTAGTCTCCGTCGAATGAAGATTTTCATGCGTGGAGAATATCCTACTATGAGTAAGCGAAAGCGAGAAGAGCAATTTATTGAGCTTCTTGAATCGGTTGATCCAGATGATGCAGTCTTTCTTATTCATATGAAAGACAAGAAGAGTCCTTACAAGGGTGTCACCAAAAATCTAATCATGAAAGCATTCCCAAAGGAAACGGAGAACTGGTAAAATGGGTAAGACTTTTCGCCGACACGATGAAGATGATTACGATTATCGGCACGATTCTAAAAAGCAACGAAAAATCGCAAGAATTCAAGAAAATCGAAGAATGGTAGAAAAACTTTATCGTGACCCTCTAGCGGATTTAGAGGATATTGAAAAGAAAAGGGCATCATGAATTTTTTAGATAAAGATAAACCTACAGCGTTTATCATAGGCAACGGAAAAAGTCGCAAAGGCTTTGATTTGAATATCCTAAGACCGTATGGCAAAATATATGGTTGTAACGCTCTTTATAGAGAATTTCATCCAGACTATCTAATTGCCATCGATGAAGGTATGATTGATGAAATTCGTTCTCAACTGTCATTTCCTTTAGAACGGTTTATTGAGCCTGATTTTTATGAAAAGTTTGAACCAGTAGCTTTACATCCAAAAGGAAATGTGCCTAGATCAAATGCTGGCATGAATGCGATGCTTGAAGCTATTCGACATGGTAATACTCAGTTGATTATGATTGGTTTCGATTTCATCGTCGCCTCTGAAGAAGTAGGAACTTCAAATATTTTTGAAGGCACTAAAAACTATGAAGGAAACACTAAAGCAACTTTTGCTGATAATGCAAATCGTATGAGATTTCTGAATTGGTTTATTGATCAGAACAAAGAAATAGATTTCATCTTTACAATTCCTAATATTGATGGTAATATAACAATGTGGGAGTTTGCCACTGAAAAAGATGTAATCGCAATTGAAATTGACAAATTACACGAGGCACTTCATGCTACTTTTGGATAATATTTTATTTTGGTATATTGTAATTGGAACTAGTTGTGGTATTCTTTGTGCCTTCTCTCTACTCTTTTATAAAGAAAAATATAACTTTTTAGAAGGGGTTGTTGGAATTTTAGTTTCTTCTGTATTCTGGCCAGTGTTTCTTTACAACCTTTGTATAGCGACCGCAAAAGAACTAAAATCTAAATAAGACTAAGAGGAGAAAGAATGCCAAATTATACTTTTATGGATAAAGAGACTGGCGAAGAGTTTTCAGACTGGATGTCTAACTCAGAGCGTGAGCAATTTCTTCTTGAAAATCCAAACATTCAACAAGTTCTATCGTCACTTAATATTGTAAGTGGCGTGGGTGGCATCAAAACCGATGGAGGCTTTCAAGATAATCTCCAACGGATTGCGGCTGCGCACCCAAATAGTCCTTTAGCTGCTTCTATGGGATCAAAACTAGGAGTAAAGGAGGCAAAAACTAGAAACGCTCTAGAAAAATGGAGAGCAAAACGTGATAAATCGAGTAGCTAGGAGACTATTGTAGGGCATAAACTAAAGAGGAAAAATCTTTTATGTCAGCAATGGAATCTTACGATAACGTTACACCTTTCAATAAACTAAGCAAAAAAGAAAGAAGAGAACTAAGACGCCAAGGTAATTTAGAACTCAAATATATTACCCCTAAAACAGAAAATCAATGTAAAGCATTTGATTATTATGATGATGGATACAATCTTTCATTACTAGGATATCCTGGTACTGGAAAAAGTTTTATATCTCTTTATCTTGCTCTAAACGAAATTGAACAAAATAAACAAAATTCACCTAAAAGTGTTACCGTTGTAAGATCAATTGTTCCTAGCCGTGATGTAGGATTTCTACCCGGTTCAGCTAAAGAAAAAGCGAAAGTATACGAAGCGCCATATATCGATATCTGTAATCAACTCTATGGGCGCGGTGATGCATACGATATCCTTCAAAAGAAAGACGCTATACATTTCGAAACTACCTCCTATCTCCGAAGTATCACTATGAATGATACTATCATTATAGTGGACGAGTGCCAAAATATGAATGATGGAGAATTACATACAATCATGACCAGAGTCGGTGAAAATTCTAGAATCATTTTCGCAGGAGACTTCGGGCAAAACGATTTACAATTCAAACGAGGCGAATTCTCAGGGCTTGCTAAGTTTCAAGAAATTCTAGACCGAATGAACAGTTTCGCGCGAATCAACTTCAATGCCAATGATATTGTTCGCTCAGGGCTCGTAAAAGAATATATTTTAGCAAAAATGAAAGAATAATGTTCAAACATGATTTTGTAAAATTTGAAGAAATAAAAGACACCACAACCAGCACCGGCAGGACTTATCACACTCCTGCTGGTGACTTTCCATCTATCACCACTGTCCTTGGAAGATTATCAAGAGACGC